ATGTATGTAGGGTCGTGTATGCTATTCTTAATTAATACTTGATCTCGAAACTTTTTCACGTCTATAATATCCTCAATTCAACACTGAGGATTTTTTATGTATTTATTTCCAGAGACTATTCCGCAGAATTACGATATACTTATACTAATCAATAATATGAAAGGTATGATTATGGATTCTGTTGGAAAAGTATTTGGCAAATGGGTTGTTATTCAAGAAATGTTTCGTGATAAGAAATCTAATCTCTATGTTAATTGCAAATGTGAATGCGGAACTGAGAAAGTTCAGGCTCTAAGCACATTAAGAACATTAAAATCTACTCAATGTAAATCTTGTGCAGTCAAACGTCAAACAAAGATAGATGATATTAAGGGCAAGTTTGGTAATTGGGAAGTAGTATCACAAGTTGCAGATAAAAATAACAATAAAAGATTTTTATGTAGATGCCAATGTGGTCGAGAAAAAGAAGTAGATGCATATAGATTAAGAAATGGTCAATCAAAATCTTGTCCTAACTGTAGAATTAAAACTCACGGAATGTCGTATACGCGTACATTTAAAATATGGCAAGACATGTTATCAAGATGTTCTAATCCAAATGTTAGATTTTGGAATCGGTACGGCGGTCGCGGAATTAAAGTTTGTGACTCGTGGATTAAATTCGAGAACTTTTATAAAGATATGGGAGATAGGCCAATGAATTTACAATTAGATAGAATAGACAATGATGGCAATTATGAACCAGGGAATTGCCATTGGGTTACTGCCAAAGTAAACAATGCAAATAGAAGCAATACTGGATTTAAGAAAGGTCACAAATGATTTTTCCAGAGCTAGGACCGCAGTACTATTCAGAACAACATAAAGGAATGTTGAGTAGAATGGAAGCATTCTATTCAGAAAGTATTACAATTAATCAATCTTTTTGGGGGGAAGCGGATACGGATACCCGATTTTACACGGGAGACCAAACATTATGGTCCGACCTCTATGGCAATCTTCCAGCCAACCAAAGAAAACAATTCAATTTCAATAGAATAATGCGGATAGTCAATATGATATCCGGACATCAACGCAACAATCGTAAATCGACTGTTGTTGTGCCTATTGAAAATGGTGATGCTGAAACAAGTGATCAATTCACTAAGATACTCATGTGGATTAATCAGCAAGAGGGTGTTCTGGAAACAATCTCTGATTCATTTCAAGGCAGTCTTGTTACAGGTATGAATCTATTACACGTATGGATGGACTATCGTGAAGATCCTGTGTCGGGTAATATTAAAGTTGATAACTGTTCATATAATTCTTTTCTTATTGATCCATATTTCCGCAAGGCTGATTTATCAGATTGTAATGGTCTTTGGAAACGCTCTTTTTTAACAAAGCGAGAAGTCATATCTCTATTGCCTGATTACGAAGATATAATTCTAGGCTTACAGGGAAATGATTCAGGATCTGGTCGCGACGGCAAATTCCAATTCATGCCTGAGTCTTATGCATACGCAATGAAAAATTTACTTACTTATGATGAATTCTATTACCGTGATTATCGCACTCAGAAAATGATGTGTGACACTGAAACCGGTGAAGTAATGGAATGGAAGCATGAGAATAAACAAGAAGAATTAGAACAGTTCTTAGCTCAGTATCCATCTGTTACTATGATAGAACAAGATATACCTACGGTTAAATTAGCAATAGTTGTACAGGGAAAGGTCATGTATGATGGTCCACAACCAATGGGAATTGATCAGTATCCTTTTATTCCTGTGTTTGCTTATTACAACCCCCAGTTGCCATATTTTCCTTGGAGAATTCAAGGGGTTGTTCGAGGTCTTCGTGATGCTCAGTATCTTTATAATCGCCGCAAAGTTATTGAACTTGATATCTTAGAATCACAAATGAACTCCGGTTTCATTTACAAAGAAAATTCGTTAGTGAATCCACTTGATGTATATACTCAGCAGGGTCAAGGTCGTGGTATTGCAATTAAAGATGAAGCTAATATGCAAGATGTTATTCAGATTCAATCTCCGGTAATTCCTCCAACTACTATAGAGCTATCTAAGATGCTTGGTGGAGAAATGAATGAAATAGCTGGTATTTCTGAAGAACTTCTGGGTTTTAGTGATGATGCTACTATGTCCGGATTACATTCTAAACTAAAACAATCGGCTGGACTTACCACATTGCAGATTCTATTTGATAATTTAGATCGTGCTCAAGTGCTTCTTGGTAAAGTAATGATTGATCTTATACAGACAAACTTTACTCCCGGTAAGATTAAAAAGATTTTAGAAGGTGAAGAACCTAGTCCTCAATTCTATAGCAAAGCGTTTGGAAAATATCATGCTTCTGTTGAAGAAGGACTTAATACCACAACTCAAAAACAAATGCAATTAGCTCAGATGCTACAATTACGTCAAGCAGGAATACCGATCCAAGATGAAGATTTACTTGAAGCTACTACCTTTCAGGGTAAAAAGAAGATTGTTGAAAATATGCAAAAACAACAACAAGCTCAACAACAACAAGCTCAACAGCAATCTGAATTACAAATGCAACAAATACAATCTCAAATTAAGTCTAGTGATGCTCTTGCTACGGCTAATGAGGGTCTTGGTTATGAAAGACTATCAAGAGTTGAAGAAAATGAAGCCCTGGCTGTCGAAAGACGCGCTCAGGCCCACAAGGATGAAGAGTCTGCGCTGCTTGAGAAAGTTAAGGCGCTTAAAGAACTTGAATCGTTAGATTTTTCACATATAATGCAATTAATTCAAATGGCTAAAGCCCTAGAACCCAAACAAGAAACCAAAAATCCGCAGAATGGTTCTGCCGGAGTTAGAGGTCAATCCTTGCAGCCTGAACAGGGTATGCAGTAACTCGGAGTTATATTATGGCAGCTAAAAGATATTACGATTCAAAAGGTTCTAAAGAGAACCACCAACGCGATCATTTTAACGATGAAATGAGAAGCGATAAAGATAGAATGGAACGTGGTATGTATCGTGGTCCATTAACAGAAGCAGAAATGTATGCTGGTATGGAACCAAGACGTAGACAAGAATTAGAAGATGCTGGAATGATACATGAAGACCACAGAGCAATTGCTAATTTGCCTCAAGAAGTTATGATCAAGCCTTATCCAAAGACTGGTCCTTATCTTCCTGAAGTTCTTGAAGATACTATTCGGGGCGTTGATGGACAAATGGATTATGATGATTCACAACGTCGTGAACATTTCTATCCTAAAAAAGTATAGGGGAAATTATGCCAGGTATGATTAGACCTAAAGGCAAAGCTGCAAAGATTGCTTTTAAGATTCTTGGCAAACCTGCTAATTTGCAATTTAAACCCAATAAACGTCAGCGTAAGGCTAATCAAAGGTTAGTTTACGAAGATACTATGCGGGCTAGGTAAGAAATTTAGGGATCGTTCAGCTGTGCGCACAGCTGGTTTGTATAATGCCGTAACGCATTGGGTCCCTTCAATTAGGAGATAACATGGTAAAAGAAAAGAGATCATCCAGTAAATATGCGGATACATTTGAACGATCTATGAGAAATCGTGGTGAAGAGTTAAATGAACCGAAAGCAAATTTACAATATGACTATAGACCCCAAGATCAGTACACTGATAAAGCTCAGGAGCGCGCTCCTAGAAGATACGAAATCAGAGATCAATACGCTCAGATGTATCAAAATGAACAGCGTAGAGATGAAAGAGCATTTGCTCGCACTAGAGATATGGAAAATGAATTCTATGCTGGTTCAGATCCACGTAGAAGACAAGAAATGGCAGAAGGCGGAATGGTCAGAGAAGATCATATGGCTATGGCTAATCTTCCAAGACAAGCTATTCATACCCAATACCCACAAGCAGGTTATTACACATCTCCTTACATCGATGACACCATTAGAGGTGAATCAGAAGAACTTGATGATAATAATAACTCATTTGCTCGTTATCAGAATCCTTATAATTTAAAAATTAATAGATAGGAGCTGCTATGGAAGTTAAAGCAATGTGTAAAAAGTGCAAAAAAATGCACTCAGGAAAATGCAAAAAATAGTTTGAAATATTCAATAACCAAGAGGAGCTTTCATGAGAATGTATGTTCCATTAATGTTCTTGTTAATTGGTTTAAAGTGTTTAGCAGTTGAAGATTCTTTCTTTTTACATAAAGGAAAAGTATTTAAAATAGCTATTGTGCATGTTGAGACTTTTAAAAACTTAAAGTTTAATAAACGAAGCAGCATTTTAGAATTTGCATTTATTGAAGGCTTTATGGTTATCAGAATAAGCGATAATATATTCAAACTGGTAGATATGCCTAAGCGCAGACGTAGTAATAGTAGAGTTGACTTATTACTTGAAGAAGAAGCTAAGGCTGATGAAGATCTTAAATATATTTAAGGATTAAAATGGCTAAAGAAATGTGGATAAAAGACGCAATAAAAAAGCCTGGGGCTCTTAAAAAAGAACTTCATGTTAAAAAGGGAGAAAAGATCCCAACTAAGAAACTTAAAGCTGCAGCTAAAAAAGGTGGTAAAGAAGGCAAACGTGCCAGACTTGCTGAAATCTTAAAAGGTATGCATAAAGGTAAAAAGAAACATGATTGTCCTTGCAAATAGGAGATTCAATGCCAAAATTAAAGAAATCTGCTCCTAAAAAGGCTAAACGCGCTGCTATGAAAAAAGAAATGGATTTATTCAAAGAAGGTAAACTTCATAGTGGTTCAAAGAAAGGTCCTATAGTTGAGAATCCCAAGCAAGCAATTGCAATAGGTTTATCAGTTAGTGGCCAATCTAAGAAGAAAAAAAAGAAATAAAAAGCCTCAATTCTCATTACTATCTCATCTTTCATCCCTTTACACTTAGGTGTAGGGGGATTTTTGTTTTCAAACTAGCAACGGAAGCTTTTCTGTGGCATATTATCCGCAAATATGAAGGAGTATATATGGAATGGATTAGTGTGAAAGATAAATTTCCCGACTATGAAAGATATGCAATTGTTTGGCATACAGGACTACAGTTATCACAAAATTGTTTTTATAACGGTCAAGATAAATGGGTAAATTTTAATACTCCTGGATATGAATTACAGTATTACAGTCCTGAACAGATAACTCATTGGATGTATTGGCCTGAGCAACCCGAGGAGTTAAATGGAAAATAAAATAATACAACCAACTCAACAACAGGTTAATGATGTAACCGTTGGTAAATTCTCTACAGATCTTATAAATAAAGATGATGGTTACCAAGTAAATGCTATTGACCAAGCTGCTGAGAACACAAAAGATTATATGAAGAATCTTTATGAAGCTGTTGATCGTGGTATAATCGCTCACCCTGCTAAAGACTTTTATATTCATGTTGAAACTAAAAAAGAAAAGCTTTTAGAAAACGTTTTGCGTAATTACTTTATACCAAAACTAGCATGTCCAACTCCAAACTATGATCAAGCTGTATTTAAATATATCCATGAAAAAGGTGATCTTGTATTTATGTGGGTAATACCTGATAGGGGTACATGTTTCTATTTTAAAGAGAACTATGCTCAGATACCGCCTGAAGAAAAAGACTTGCTTCAATTTATTCGTATGTTTGATGATGGAACGCTGCTCAAGTTAGCCAAGAGAGTTAATGGAGAAGAGACTGAAACAATAGTGAAAGGGTTATATTAATGGATTTACAAGAAAAAATAGTAGATCTTCGAAATGTTCTTCAGTTGCAAAAAGAAGTATATGAATGGCTTGAAAATGAGGATAATGGCAAAACTTTATTAGATAGAACTGGTGATATGTTATTTATGATAGGATTTGATGCTTTTATAAATAGTTATATCACTGAATCTTTAATAGATTTATTAGAAGAAGAATATGATGAAGAAGAAGAGGAATAATAATGTCGTATCAATTAGATTTGGATAAAGGCAAAAAGCCTGAAATTGCAATGCCACCATTACCAGTAGAGACGTCTGACGCCTCTGAAATGGTTGAAAATCAAAGTGATTTGGGACAAGATGTGGTTGAAAATGTAGATAATAGTGCTCAAGCAGCTTCAGAAGACGTATCTGAGACCTTGCAAACTACACAACCACAAGAAACAATTCAAATAAGCAACTTTAAAAGATTAAGATTAGAAGCTGAACAAGTTAAAGCAGAACGTGATGATATGGCTAAACGTTTAGCAGCATATGAAGCTAATCAACAACGGTCTCAATATCAGCAAGAGCCTACTGAACCAGAATACAATATAAATGCAGACGACCTTGTTGAAGGTAAACATCTACAGCAATACGCTAAGAAAATGAAACAGTTAGAAGCTCAAATTTATCAGCAACAACAACAAAATTCAGCTTCAATGGCGCAAACACAACTACGTAATAAGTTTCCAGACTTTGATAAAGTTGTTAATGAAGATAATATTGAACAACTTAGATATGCTTACCCTGAGTTAGCTAATACTCTTAATTCTAGCACTGATTTGTATTCCACAGCTGTTTCTGCGTATACAATGATCAAGAACTTAGGAATAGCACCAAAAGGAGATGATTTTATGGCACAAAAAGCACAAGCTCAAAAGAATGCTGCTAAACCTAAGCCTTTAGCTAGCGTAAACCCTCAGCAAGGTGAAAGCCCACTATCTAAGGCAAATGCATTTGCCAATGGTTTAACTGAAGATCTAAAGGCATCCTTGCTTAAAGAAATGTATGCAGCTCGTAGAGATCATTAATGAAATATCAATGTAGCGCTTGTGATGACATTATAGAATCTACTAATGAAGATAGATTTGCTGTATGCATGTGCGAATCTGTATTTATAGACGGTTGTTATGATCATAATGGAAAGCAAATAATACAAAGATCAGGATATCTAAAAGAAGGTGCTGAATTATTAGAAGTACACTAAAGGAGATATATTGAGTTTACAAACTATTATAAGTGATTTGTTTTCTAAACCAAAAATCGAAGGAGCTAATATGGCTTTAAGTGGAACTGTTATTGAAAATCTTACTTCTTATTTGTTAACAGCTGTAGTTAATGAAATTTCCGCTCATAGTGCAAGAATTGCTGCCATGAATTTACAAGCTGATATTACGCCAGCTGCTTTAGATGCTGCTAATCAAAAACTATTATCTTTATTGGGAGTTCTAGCTCCTTTTGAAAGTTTTCTAGTTGCTAAATATCCTGAATTAGCTCCGGTAGTAAGTTTAGCTCAAAATTATTCTAACGCTTTAAAAGAGTAATAATGGATTACTCGAATTTATTATCTTATCAACAATCAATATTTGCAGATAATGTAGGGATGCTTATTGAAGAGATTTCAAAACGAGGTTATCATTGTACTTTTGGTGAAGCTTTACGAAGTCCTGAACAAGCTGAATTATATGCCAAAGAAGGCAAAGGAATAGCAGATAGCTTGCATTGCAAAAAACTTGCAGTTGATTTGAATCTATTTAGTAATGATTATCAATATATAACTGATTATAAAGAATATGTTCAATTTGGTGATTACTGGGAAAGCCTAAGTGATAGTAATAGATGGGGTGGTTATTTTGTCTCCAAATATGGCGGTCATTTAGTAGACTCTGATCATTTCGAACGAAACTTTAAATAGATCCTTACTGGGAAAAGCAAGTAGTAATAACTATCTTAAACAATAAGAGCCGTCGTTATTACTACTTGCTATATAACTTGCATTACAAAGATTTACTTGCCTATACTATTATTAATTTGGTAATAGTGGAGGATATATGTACAAAGTAAACCTATGTTTTCTGGGTCTATTTATGGTATCAACAATCTCTTTTACACAAGAACATACGCATCATCACTCACATCATATACATCAGCCAAGAGCAATCGTACGAAGTCATGAAGTAAATGATCTACATTCAATTATAGATATTCCAGATCGTCCAAGCCATGAAAATAGAATTGGATCTCCTATTGTATCTATTTCATCTACTGAATTAAAAAAATATAAAGTTAAGGTAGTTGCGGCGACTGCTATTATTACAAGTTTGATTACTGCAGGCGTATTTGTAGTAATTCATTTAACTAGTTGTTAATGAACGTTGCTTGTGGGAATGGTACAATTAATAAAAGAAATATGAAGCATGGATGGTCAGGAACTTCCACATATCAAACTTGGTCTAGAAATAGAACTCGATGTAATAATTCATTTGATGCTAATTACATGGACTATGGTCAAAAAGGAATTAGAGTTTGCAGTAGATGGGATGAATTTTTAAAATTCTTGGAAGATATGGGTCCTAAACCTGATGGATCTTCCTTACGGAGAACAAATAAAAAAGGATATTTCTCTCCGGAGAATTGTAAATGGATTGTAAAATAATAGTTGATTCGCAAACAAAAGAATGTTTATAATATCCTCAGCGTCTTAGAAGGATCGCTCCCTTCAAAAAATCCAATCGGCGTATAACGGAGGATCGCCTCTCCAGGATGTGAATCGGCCTTCATCCAGCTTAAAGAGTGTTTACAACATAAACTTTAAGGAGCCAATAATGGCAATAACAACGACATCGTCGCTTCCAGCTCCGGTTAAATGATTGAGCCGGATTGAAATTTTGGGTGATTACTTGGAAAGTCTAAACATATTTGTAAATCTCTGCTATACTTAGATAGGTACGACACTATTTAACAACAGAGGGTAATATGCAAGATAACCAGAGGCAAACGCATTGGGCGTATGTGGCAGGTATAATGGATGCAGATGGATGTTTTATGATATCAAAGCATAAGCGCAAGACTAAAAATAAGTGTAGTTCTAGGGCTTTGGAGTTCCCAAAGAATGTTGAGCAGTGGGCATATACTTATTTACCTGCACTTAAAATAGGCATGATAGAACATGAAGCGATTGATCTTATCCAGAATGAACTAGGATTTGGCCACATGAGCATCGATGGCGCTCGAAAGAATAGACCTAACTCTAAGCCAATATATCATTGGTACCTGAGAAACTGGAGGGAAGTTATACCCTTTATAGAGAATATACTTCCTTATTTAAGGGTAAAAAAAGACAGAGCGCAGCATGTACTTGATTACTGCAAGCATCTAAGTCTTTATCCTAATCCAGGTTATAGAGGAGTCTCTTCTGAAGAGCTAGATTACCGAGAAGAAGCGTATATAAAAATGCGCGAGTTCAATGGTAATAAAGTAGCCGCAACGACTAAGCCCCGAGAATCCGAGAGGATAAACGATAGTCTGAACAATATAGAAATATATTGAGTGGGGATTAACAAGACCCACCGCCTAGAAATAGGTCTTAAGTAACAGAATGTCAACAGAGCTTTAGCTATAAGCTACTTTCGGTTCCAGTACCGAACATGATTCATAAAATACCTGCTATGAAAAAGAATATGCCCCGTAACGGTGGTACAACTCTTCGTATGAGACGGTATAATCCTCTTAATACTGCAATGGTACCTTTAGGCAATAGCGGTATAACCCCGCCTGCTCAAAATCTAACTGCAGTAGACATCGATGCTAAAATTTCATTTTACGGAACTTACGTTCAATTGAATGAACAAGTAACGCTCCAAAATCAGGATCCCGTTCTTAATGAATGTGCTGCTCGTTTAGGTGTTTCACTTAGACAAACGGAAGATCAACTAACACGTGATATGTTAGCTTCTACAGCTTCATTTATTAACTGTACTGGTGGAGTTAATGGCGATGTGCCTACTGAAATCACTCGCTCAGACGTCGATACCGTTGTACGAGCATTGCTAAACAACAATGCATACACGATTATGGATAATATCGAAGGTGAAGATAAGTTCGGTACAGCTCCAGTTCGTGATGCATACTTTGCATTATGTTCAACACAACTTACAGGTAATCTTGATGCAGTTTCTGGGTTCATTCAAAAGAACCAATATCCTGCTCCAATGAATGCTTTAAGATCAGAATGGGGTGCTATCGGGAACTTAAGATTCTTAATTTCATCTATTGGTTCACAAACTCTTATGGGTTCTGTCCTAGGTAATACTGTGTTTAATATTTTCTGCGTTGGAATGGAAGCTTATGCTTGCATAGAACAAGATGGATATTCAGCATCATTTATATATAGACCGCCAATATATGATGGACCTTTAGCTCTTAATGCGTCTGTAGGATATAAGTTCGCTGAGGTTCCTAGAATCACAAACGACTTATGGGTCATCAATCTACGCGCAACACAAGCGTAATAAGGAGTTATCATGGACGGTACTATATTATCTCAAGGAACTTTTACTGCATTCGTTGCAGCTAACCCTACAGTAGGCGTAGCTTCACTTGTTGCAGGCACAGCTATGAATATAGCTATCCCATCAGGTTGTGATTGGGTAAAAGTATATGACTATACGAAGGCTAGCCAAGTAGGTCTTGCTACAGCTATCGTTAACGGTGCAGCTACTGCAAATACAGGTTTAGAATGGTATTGGCAACGTGGTATGGCCGCTGGAACAGGATTAGTTAAATATAAAACAACCGGCTCATCTGTCTTGAACGAAGATGCTTTAACAGCAGGTGGTTTTACTGTTTACGATCCTACCGGTTCAACTCCGGGTTCATTGCCTCAGTTCGGGCCAGCAGTTGTATATACTGCAATAGCGAATGTTGTAACCGGAACCGGAACTATACAATTACTTGTTACTACAGCTTCAACATCTGGAATACAAGTTGGTTCAGTAGTTAGGCTATCGCTACAAACTGGTGATACAGCTCTTGCTTCAGATGTATCAGGTATTGATTTTGTTGTTGGTGCTGTAGTTCTTAATACAAGTATTACATTAATGACAGCGGTTAATGCTTTAGCTAATTCTCCGGGATTAGTAACAGGTACAGGACATTATAGAATTGTTAATTATTCTGCTTATTGGTATCCAAGAACTAGATATATAACAAATATTGCAGTTAATACTGTAAATGCTAACTTTGCTACCGTTAGTACATCTATTGCTCACGGATTAACACCAGGACAAGAAATCAGATTCGATATCCCTAATGTTTCCGGAATGGTTCAATTAAATGCTACAGCAGCAAACAATTATCAAGCATATATCGTACAATCAGTAATTGATGACTACGATTTTGTTGTTAATGCTAATGTATCTGCGTTCACAGCATTTACTTATCCAACAGTTGCTCAACAACCTTCTTCATTCCCATTGTTTAATCCGGTTGGTGAAGACACAGCAACATCATTAGTTACACCTCTAAATCAAGTTCCTACAATTGCAGGATTACAAATCTTTAATACAAACTCAGGCTTATTGGCTGATTCTGTAGTTAATACTGCATTCTTAGGAATGACATTTGGTTCGGGCGGACTTGGTGCTACTGCTGGTGCTGTTCCTTTAACAGGTCCTTCAGGATCAGTTGCATTTACAGCTGGTAACGTTGCTACTGGTGACGTAATGTATTGGGTTGCAGGTAAGTCTTCATTAGGCGGCCTATAATCTTTAATTAATTAAATCACAGAGGGGAGTTTTTCTTCATTCTCCTCTCTGTGAACCATTTTAGGAGAAACTATGGAAATGACACAAGAAGTAGAAAAAGTAGCAGTTAAAAAGCCAACTAAACAAAGTTATAAATTTCAACATGATAAAGATCAAGAGCCTGTAAAAGGTATCTTTAGATTTTATGAAGTACCGGGAGGCGTATTGCCTTTTGTGTTTAAATTCTGGAAAGAAGATAAGGTTGAGAACTTTACCCTTAATGATGGTGCCGTTTATACACTTCCTTTAGGTGTTGCTAAGCATCTAAATAAGAACGGTTGGTACCCAATTCACGCATATTCAAAGAATGAAAGTGGCGAAAACTTAATGAAGGTTGGCCAACGAGTGAGAAGATTCGGATTTCAGAGTTTAGAATTTGTTGACGTAGAAGAGCTGCAACAACATGGGTCTATTGAATACACAGGCGTGTAAGGAAATAACACATGAGCATACTTGCATTTCCGAATCCTATATATCAGCCAGCCATGAGGATAATTACTGCAATTACTAATGCTCCTATGGCACAAGTAACAACTAGCTTTGATCATCTTTATCTTACGGGATCAATTGTAAGACTGGACATACCTGTGGGGTTCGGAATGCAACAAGCGAACCAACAATTTGGGGAAATATTAACTATTCCGACTACAACAACTTTTACTATGTCATTGGATACTACCCAGTTTGACGTATTTTCTGTACCCTCGGGATTTCCTCAAAATGCTCAATATGCCCAAGTTGTACCCTTTGCAGAAGATTCAGATACATTGTTGTCGGCTGTTCAAAATACATTACCCCATTTAGCAACTTAAAGGAGCCATAATGGCAAATCCATCGCCTCCATCCAATACGCCAACGGTAGTTACACAATTTCAGCAGCCGCCTACGTTAACTCAAATTGAACAGAAAGTACGGCGCTTGACTCGCAGTCCTTCAACTGCTCAACTTTCTCAAGCTGATTTGGATAATTATATAAATACATTTGTGGTGTATGATTTTCCTGAGAATTTAAGAACATTTAATTTGCGTACAGAATTCTCATTCTATACTAACGCAGGTCAAGACACCTATAATACGGACATACTTTCATTTGCGGGAGCAGTGAATAACCCGCTTTACAACTTTCAGAATAAATACATGACTGTTCATCCTCCATTTTATATAGCAGGATTTCAGGCGCACTTTTTCCAATCACCTCAACAGATGTATTCTGTTTATCCCAAAGTAAATAGTATTCAACTTATAGGTTATGGAGATGGCACTCCGGGAACTTTTAGCGGCGTAGTTAATTCAAATCAGGCAATCATACCTACCGGATTACAACAAAATATATCATTGCTTCAAAATAATGTTTTATTTACAGCCAATGGTACACCCGGAACAAGCGAAGTTATTTCAATGGCTATGGCTGACGTACCGTTAGTAGATCCGACAACAGGCTATAAACTTAACTTTGGCAATTTATATGATGTAAATAGTGCTGCTTACAATGACCCAATAACCGGAGCATTAGCAGTGCCGCCGACAGTATTAATATCAGGTAATAACATAAACTACTTAACCGGACAGTTTAATGTAACTTTCCCATTAAATACTATTACAGGTATGCCAATTCAAAGCCAAACAGTACCGCAGGCGTTAGCATTACCACAATCAATAATGTTCTACTCGAATGAATTTACGATTCGCCCTGTGCCATTCTATGCGCATAAAGTTAACTTTGAAGTCTATCAAAGACCGACTGCCTTATTATCTGAGGGACAAGCTCCTGAATTAGAAGAATATTGGCAATATATTGCCTATGGTGCTTCGCTCAAAATCTTTCAAGATCGTATGGATCTTGATAGCGTTCAATTAATTGCACCTGAATATAGAAGACAAGAGACTTTATGTCTTAGACGCACATTAGTTCAAAATGCTACTCAACGTGCAACTACAATCTATGCCGACCAGGACCGCAATAATGGTAATGGTAATAATGGTTCATGGGGTAGTGGATCGGGTTCTTGGTAATTAATTAAGGAAGAGAGGATTTTATATGACATTTCTGTTATACTATAGAGATACCACAACTATAAATATATTAAGGAATGTTATGAGAATATGCGTTATTTGCACTAATGAATTTAAGAATTTAGCTAGAGATGTTGCATGTTCTCTTAAGTGTAAGGTTTTAGATGGAATTAAAAAAAATGAATCTGGATGCTGGATTTGGCAAAAGAATACCAATAACGGTATCTATGGGAAACTTAGATTTAAAATAAAATGGTATACAGCTCATAGAGCAGCTTATGAAGCATTTGTTGGTCCTATAGGCGATAAATTTGTATGTCATAAGTGTGATATAAAATTATGCTGTAATCCCGAACATTTATTTTTAGGAACTCAAAAAGAAAATATGAAAGATGCTAAGGATAAAGGAAGAATGACTAAAGGAACAGATAATCATTTTTCAAGATTTACCAATGACCAGATAGATGAAATTAGAAAGTTAAAGGAAGAAGGATTTACATATGAAAGATTACAAAGAATCTTTCATTGTTCGCCTTCTTATTTAGTGCAAATAATAAAACAAAGAAATAGAAAGGAATAACCATGGCGTTCCTCCCCTCGATTCCACAACCAACTGATATATTATCAGTTTCACAGGGAAATATATTAAATAACTTTACAATACTTGGTGCTATTGCAGGTAATTCAAATGTTGGTTCTGCATCCATTAATACAACATCTGGATTTAACTTCGTAAATTTTGCAAATCAAGGGGCAAGTATTCCTTTATTTAATGGTAACAATGGATTATGGTCAGGTACATATTCTGTAACAGGAAATCCCGAAATTTGGTTGAATTATCAAAATGGAAATCAGTATCCAATTACAGCTTCACTATTAAGTACAAATCCTGCTCCGGCAGCTAAATCCTCTGGTTGGACATTTCTACCGTCAGGAATATTAATGAAGTGGGGAAGCGCTACAGGTTTAGCTGGTAATTTTACTATAACAATGCCTACGGGACCCGGAATTCCGACATTTACTCAATGTTTTAATATTCAAGTTACAGTTTTGGAGGCAGGTAATTTTGATACTAACCATGCTATAAGAATAATTAACTATACATCAAATACAATAAATCTATGGGGTTCTGCACGTGATTCAACGGATACGGCAATTGTAGGATTTAACTGGTTAGCAATAGGATATTAAGGAGTTAATATGCCACAAGATAGATTTCTAATTGCTCCATTTAACTCGGGTTTTCAGACAAATTTGAAACCCTTCTTAATTCCAGACGATGCTTTCGCTGAACTAAAGAACGCATACGTATTTCGTGGCCGTGTAACTAAGAGATTTGGATCAATGTTAACGGGTTTTTCTTTTTCAGATTTACAACTTAGTGCAAGATTATCAATACAAGTTTCAACTGTTGCATCCGGAGTTGGTACCGTACCTGGAACCGGGGCAATTGGACAATTGTTTTCTGCTGGCACTCAAACATTTACTGTATGGCAAACTACAGGTTCAATGTTAACTTCGGGACCCGGAGCAGGAACATTCGACACAACCACAGGTGCATTTGTAATAACAGGTACAGGACTCCCGGGAGCAACACCAATTTTTTGGTATCCATCTCAACCTGTGATGGGTCTAACAATATATAATGTAGGTGCTTTTAATAACCAACCGGCGTTTGCATTTGATACTCAATTTGCATATAGATATACGGGTTCAGCCTGGATTAGATCAGGAGCTGCAATATGGCACGGTACAAACTTAAATTTCTTCTGGGCAACAAATTGGAAAACTATTAATGGTAATACTACTATGTATGTATCCAATTTTTATGCTTTAAACCCTAATGGTGCAATAGATGCAACTGATGACCCTATATGGTATATGACTGCAATAGACACATGGGTAGCAGCTTCAGGTGTGAATGCATTTTATTTCTTGCCCAATGGCGGAGCGGTACACACAGGACCTTATGTGCTAAACTCTCGTATAATATTGCCTTGGAAAAATAGATTACTTCTGCTAAACACTATTGAAAGTAATGGTACAGACAATACAAATTATACTGCACGTGCAAGATGGTCAGCTGATGCTGATCCATTGCTTGTAAATGCATGGTATGAATTTAATCAAACTGATACATCGGGTAATATTGCCATAGGTGCGGGATATGCAGATGCTTCAACTGATGAGCAAATAATAGGCGCTGAATTTATAAAAGATAGATTGATTGTATTTTTCCAGTCCTCTACATGGGAATTAGTTTTCACTGGAAATCAAGAAAGTCCTTTTTATTGGCAAACGATTAATTCTGAACTTGGTGCTGAGTCCCAAAATGCCACCATTCCATTTGATAAAGCAATATTAACAATTGGAAATGTTGGTGTACACGCTTGTAATGGTTCTAATGTCCAAAGAATAGATGACAAGATCCCTGATCAAGTATTCAATATTAAAGATGTAGATTTAGAAGTTACACGAGTTGCAGGTATAAGAGATTATTATGAAGAACTAGCTTACTGGGCATTCCCAAGCGACAGTTCTCCTTTTACATATCCTGATCAAATTTTAGTATATAACTATCAAAATGCTACATGGGCAGTCTTTGACGATTGCTTTACTGTATTTGGATATTTCGAACAAAGTACAGGCGTA